AGAAAACCACCGTAAATACGGTGGTTTTTGTTCGTTTGGCGGAGATGGAGAGATTAAATATACCACTTCACACCACTTTTTATTGCTTTATAAAATTGCTTGTAAACCACGCATTTACGTCATTTAAGCCGTTTCATTTGTTCCGCATTTTACAAACATATATTTACAATTCAGCTTTATCGTGTATAATTCGTGTACGCAAAACGTCAAGCATTGAGATGTACTACCTGTGCTGAAACGGCATATTTAGGCGGTTTTAGAGTGGGTATAACTTTTTGAAGTCTGGTGGGGCGGACTTTAAAAAAGTTGTATATAAAAAATAGGCGAACCTCGTTGTGAAGCTCACCTATTCAATTTTAGCTAAATCCACATCTTCGATATCACGATAACGGCATGCCCGTGCTAAGCGTTTAGCTTGTCCGGGAGTCAAAACAACCTCATCCTTGCTTTTATGTATCTCACAATGATAATTGTTATCATCTTCTGGTAAACTTAAAACAGTTGTATCAGCTTCTAGACAATTTCTATATGACACGTCAGCAACGCCCTTAATACCAGAAGCTGTATCTTTAAAACGACATATAAAATTTCTAATTACATCACTTTCATCTCTATCTTTTTTACAATCGACAGAACAACCTTTAGAATCTTTAAACGCTGCTGAGGTAATAGTGCCATTTTGTTTAATCATATTAGGATTCGGGGGAACTTTTCTGTAAAATTTTTCTTCATCATCAAAATTATCCATAAAATTCATCCACCATTTCTCTAATCTGTTCAAAATTTATAACCGATTCACATTCATTTCCTTCAAAATCAATGTGCAATACCGATACATGTCCATCATCATAACATTCAAACTCTAAATAACTACCATTATCTCGCTCATACTCAAGTTGAATACTACCCCTTCCCGTTGGAAAAACTTCAGGCTGATTTTCTAAACAAGCAAGCACACCTTTCACCTTTAAAATAAGAGAATTACTAAGTGGTTGTGCACCATAGCCATCCCAGTTTTCTTGTAATTCACTAAATGAACTTAACACATTAATATTATTGTACAAATCATTAGATATACTTAACTCATTACAATTTGAAGGTGTAGCTGATAACACAACATTACATGACACCGTATCATTACGGGTTATACTAGAGGGATTAGTAGGATTAGTCGCTATAGCAAACACGGCAGCTACATTACAAAAAAATAAACTTGTCATATTACCGCCTCCTCTTAAAATAAAACAATTCGCTTACCTCGAAAATACAGGCAGCTTGTTTTCTCCTTTCAAAGAACCATCAACATAAACCTTAGCTGTATACTCTCCTTCTGTCAGCACTACTGTGTTCCTTATATCAACAGCAAATTCAATAGGTGTAAACACAGAACCAGCAACGTTCATACTAGCACCAATTTCTATATCACTTGTTTGAAAAATAATATTTCCATCAGGTGCAATAACCTCAATTTTAAATGAATGACTTGTATTAGCTGAAAGATTTTCTATTGAACAGTAAAGCGAGAATGAATAGTTACCAGGTATAGCATATGGAATTATTGACGATAGAGGTCGAGAGATTGCCGGAGATAATTTACCATTAACTATGTTATTCTGTATAGAATCACAAAAAATAATTGATGTTCGTACATCCATAGTACTCAACTCCTTATAATATTTTAAGTATATTATAACATGTTTTCTAGTATTTGTACACAGCCACATAAGTAAATATTTTAATAATAAATAATATATTTTAAAATATTGTACGTATGCTGTTCTGTTTATTTGTTAAAAAGCCCTTATCTATACGCAAACAAAATCAGCCGCCTCAGACCCATAAAAGTCCGAGACGGCTGAAATTCTACCTACTTTATCTTCTTTGTAATCTCGTCGCTGAGCTTCTTGATGAAGTTCACGCCTGCGATACCGTTCTCATAATATCCCCATTTTTTCAGCAGGGTATTAACTGCCTTTGCAGTACCTTTTCCATATGTACCGTTCTTGTCCATACCTACGTTGTGAAGCTTGACCGCCTTTGCAATAAGCAGCAGCTCCTTGAGCGCAAGCACACCGTTTGTTTTGTTGCCCTGCTTGTAGCCTGTCTTGTCAAGCACTTTCGCACTTATCTTGCTCTGTTTCTTTGGTCTCAGGAAGCCTGCAATATGGTCATAAGTATGCTTGACCTTAGTGCAGGCTTTTCCGCTCCAGTTTTGGTCATACGAATAAAAATAACTCGTGTTGCCCTCACCGGTGCAGATTGCTATGTGACCCCAGCCGCCATTCAACGTGCCTGACCATATCGCTACATCGCCCTTTTTCGGCACGAAACTTGGCGTGTTCTTTACCTTTATGAAATTTGCTTTCAGCCACGTGTTCTTGTCGAACAAATCCCAAAAATGGTGAGCGTCATACCAGAAATTCTTGATACCTGAGCCGAAGACCTCGTTGAAATATGCCGTTGCAAGGTCTACACACTGTTTGCCTGCTGCGCCGTCATAGTTAACAGCTACACCATTGTGCTTCTTGATAAACTCATCATATGTCATTTTTCTATTCCTCACTTTCGTTTGTATCCACTTTGTTTTCCACTGTGATTTTCAGTTTGTGTACGATTTTCACCAAGAATGACGGCAATGGTATACCTATCACCGCAAGATTTTCCAAGATAGAAATACACTCGTTGATGATAAACCATATCGTCACGATAAGACCAAAGTAAAAGCTGACGTTTACCTCAATGCCTATCTGCGAAAGTCCTGAGATAAAGAGCCAATCAAGTACGCCTGACACCGCCACCACAAATATGTAGCCGACCTTTTTAAAAAGCCCTTTAAGACCGACACGGCTTGACAGCTCGCCCCTATTCCATGCTTTCCACATTCCTGTAATGTAGTCAATGATCATCACAAGTACCAGAATGACTATAGGTATCGCCATGACACGGAAATACGCTGACAGCCCTGCGGCTATCGCTGATATGATGATTTTTGTTGTGTTTTCTTTCATTACTGTTCCTCGCTTTCATACTTTTCCCCTGTGATTTCCTCGTACTGCTCAGGGGTTATCTTGCCCCTGTCAGCAAAATCCTTGACCTGTTCAGCAGTGTACAGCCCTAAATCGTACAAACGTTTGACTTTTCTATACATTGTCGTCACTCTCCTCAATCAGCGTGTCGGTCATCAGCGCAGTGTATAGCACTTGTGCTTCTAACTCGTCAACTTTTGTGGCTTTTTTTGGCTGAAAATCGTCAGGGGTCAGCCCCAGTTTGTCAGCCATTTTCTTTTGTAAATCTGTCATGTTGTACCTCCCACTTCACTCAGCTTCACGATATACTCTTCTTCTGACGGAACGGGTATTCTATAATCGTCACCATTGCTGTTTTTAAATGTCACTGAGCCGCCTGCCTCGACTTCGATGTTTCGCAGGAAGTCATCAGGTATTAACGATGATATATCGGTGACGATTGGGGTTGCTAGTTCGTAATACAGCATTACACCCTGCATAGCCTGTTTAAATGCGGTGGCGTCGGTGTAGGCGGTGTCGTTTACATAGACATATCCGTCAATAGTCGCATTGGTTGCTATGCCCACAGGTGCTGCGTCACTCCATACCTCATTTTGCGATTTTGCTAAATATTTTGAACATAATATATTCGATGCAATAGCAGAATTATACGACAATTTCTGTCCACAAATTTTCCGTGACGATGCTATGAAAACTGTCTGGGAGCTAATTCCACCACCAGCAGTCCAACCCAATGTCCCCAAATCAACGCTGCTCACGCACTGAACGTATCGTTTATTCTCATAATCAACGTAGTTCTTAGCCGTTCCTGCCGACCAGCCGTAGCCAGGAAGATTGCGGATAGCTTCGGGGATTTGGTAAACGTTGCTGTGGTAGGGGGCGTAGGCTGGCATGGTATCTGGTTTGTATATACCGTCCACAAGCATTATATCAAATGCGTCAGCTATTGATTGCATGGTTTCTTTGTTGCCTGGATAACAAACCACCATAATTTGTGTTGAATCGGTCATTTTACTAGAATCTGTTTTAGTCTCTACTAAACCCTGCGATGTTATCAGCCAGTTTGCCATCGTGTTGCCACGAATATACGCAATTCCAAACGACACATTTGTCGGACACGTTTTTCCGTCTTTCAGGGCTATTTGTAGTGTTTTATTTGTGTCAATTTCAAAACCGTAATACAGACCTAATGCTGCACATTTTTCAACATCAAACAAATTTCGTCCCTGCTCCACGACCTCTGTCACCCCAGCACTAACAATTTCACCGTCAATGACCTCAGAATGACCGCCTATTGACTTCACGCTCATCAGCTTCGCCCCTGTAGGCACTGTTTTAACGTATGCCGTTTCGCTGTCGGTTTCAAATTTATGCGTGATACCCTGACCGATGTCATATAACGCATTTACTCTGCGTTGCAACTCCTTGTCCGTCAGCTTTATACGTCCTATTTCAGCCGTATTTTCAGCGATTTTTCCGACAGCCGTTACATAATCATCAGGCAGACTGTCAGCCACCGCCTGCGCCGTCTGTGCGGCGGTTTCAGCGGCTTTGCGGTCTGTGGCGACCTTAGCGGCATGATCTGCCACTGTAGCCTTATCCGCTGTCACCTGTTCTGCCATATCCTGCACCGCCTGCCTGTCTGCCGCAGTGCTGACAGCATTGGTCTTGGCAGTCTTGGCATATCCAGCAGTTATTGTCTTGTCGGCTTCGACCTGCTGTGCCGACACTGATGCTTGTGCTGCGGATATTTTAGCGTTATTCTGTGCAGTGACCGTCTCAGCACGTGCGGTTTCTGCACCCTGCCTTGCAGTGTCTGCCTGCGTTGCGGACGTTTCTGCAGATGTCTTTGCGGTTTCAGCACGGCTTGCCGCCTGTTCTGCCGTGTCTGCTGATACACCTGCGGCTGTGGCAGATTTTTTTGCGTTCTCTGCCGCTGTTGTCGCTGTTTCTGCGGCGGTGACGGCTGTCTGCATATCTGCGTGCGCCTGCCTGCCTATGGCGTCTATGCGGTCTAGTGCGTCCATCGCCACATCAGGTGACGGGATAGCCGTATCGCCTATTGCCGCACCTATTCTCAGGCGGAATATGCGTGATTTCTTCACCAGCACATATTCATCACCTGACAGCTTCTTCGCCGCTATTTGGCAGCTGACTGTCTGCGCTGAACGCAAGACATCTGCCGTTGGCGTCCATGTGCCGCCTGTGATATCGACCTCATACTGAACGCCGTCGCCATAGTCAATAGTCAGCACATAGCGGTCTGCACCGTCTACTGTCAGCCCCTCGACCGACACAGGACGGGCATTTGTTTCACCGACGTAGCCCAAAAGGGCTGTTGATGTCATTGCGTTGTAATTTTCGTCCAATCTGATTACCATTTCTGCACCCCCTATACGATTGCTATGTAGTCTATGCTATACGTTCCTGCAGGCACATTGACAGTGGTTGCGCCATTGCTAGGACCCATGCAGACAACTGCAAAATATGCGCCCTTGTACACCTGCACATGGGTGCAATAGTTCTGAAATGGGCTAGGTGTGCCGATATCCCTCAGTGACACGCATATCTGCTTCGGCACAAAATCCAAATTCAACGGTATCTGCACGCTTGAAGCTGCCTTTTCCAGTGTGTATTCAATCGTGCCACTTTTGATTTTATTCTGGTTTAGGTCATTTACTGCCTGTTCCGTTGCCGTCAGTGCGTCAACCAACGCCTGACGAACATCACGGCCGTAAAATGCGTTTCTGACGGTTTCGATAAAAGATGTAAGGTCTATGTTTGCCATAAATTTGCCCCCCTTTTTTTTTAATTAAGTGTGTGATTTTCTGTCGAAATGCTCTTGCAGTAAATTTCGCCTGTTTTTCCAAGACAAAATATAGCAGGCTTACTGTTTTCATCAAGAAGCGTTAAACTTCCGTCTTCCGTACTTAGCGTAAACGTCTGTCTTTCGCCATTATATCCGAATACCGCACCTGCCTGTATGACAACGTGACCACTTATGCTTGCGTTGTCAATGCGTATTTCCAATGGACTAATTCTAACTGTCCATTCGTTATGGGATAGCTGAATTGCACTGGTATTTTGGCTAGACGTTTGAATGTTAATGCTTCCTCCTGTGATAGTTGCTGACTTCGACGACAACTTGTTGGCAATCACGTTTCCACTTTCGTCCACTTTGAACGTTCCGCTGCCATTGTTGATTTTCAACCCTGTCAGGGTCAGGGCGGTTATAAAACTAGCCACCAGATTTCCGTCGATAGTCCACGCATTTGTGTACGGTCCGTCTTTTGCAGAACCGCCGTCGGACGTTTTCCAAAAACCTAAACCATTTTTGTTTAATTGAATGCAGGACTTGCAGGTATTTATATCAGCCGTATCCATAATCAGAATGCGTTCTGGTTTCTCGGACGGGTCAAGAATGACGTGTCCACCCTCTGCACCTGTAATCAGTTTTGTGGCATTTTCGATTTTGCTGTCTATCACCTGACGATTTCTGAATTCAGAGTTGTCTATAGCCGATTGCAGGCTCTGTGTTTTCGCTGTCATAAAGCCCGAAAGCGTTTCAAATCGGTCACCGAAGGTTAGCTGTGAAGCCTGCGGATTGTCAAGGTCTATGGATATACTCACAATGCGCAAATCCTCGTCTATACCCATAAGGCTATTTTTTACTCTGTACCAACAGCCGAGTTCAAACTGTTCAATGTGCCTGTCTATTCTCGAGAGGTCAAGTGCTGTTATTTGATACTGCACTTTCGCACGATTGACAGATTTAAGATACTCCTTACCCTTGCCGAGAAGATTGCTCGCAAGGGTAACGTCATCCCATATCTGCGTACCGCTTATAACGCCGTACTTTGCGACTAAAGAACTGTCTTCTATGTAGTCCTTGCCGCCGTTTACAGTGCCGATAGTCAACCGCTTTTCGCTGTCGGTCAACTTTGCGCCAAGAGGATAAAGACGTGTTATGACCGCCGTTTCGTCTACTTCTCGTGATATGGTTTTAAGATTTACCGCAAGTTCTATGGTGGTATCAGTGCCGTGTCCTATGTTCTCCAGATAGTCGAGATAGACCTTGCCGCCTTTATCTCTGAGCTGTATCTCACCGCCGAACTTCCCTATAAGCTTGTCTGCAATGACGTCCATTGTCTTGTCCCAATTTGCAGTATATGTGTAGTTGTTGCTTGCCGTAACAGTGACCTGTCCCAGCTCTATACGCTTATCTGCACCCACCTGTGCATTGTGTTTGGAGAGAAGCGAAGAAAGCACTGTTGAAATACCTACCATTTTGTATTCAACATATGGCTGAATGCTGTCATAAAGCCAACCTAAACGCCCCTCGCAGGTGACTTTGCGGCATATCAGACCTCTCTCATCCATGCTGTCAGGACACTTTAAGACCCTGCCTATAAAAATGTCCTTGTCAGTACTTTCATCATAGACCTTGACAGCCGTTGTAAGCGGCCTCAAGAGGTCATACCCTGCATTGTTCGGATATATGGTAAAACTGAAACTATCCACAGCGTTGATAGACTTTGCAACCTTGCCGCCTGATATGCGGTCTGTGCCGTCACTGTGTATGACAGTGTTTTCAACTCCATTTGTGATAGTAACTACAAACATTTACAGTGCCTCCTCATAAAGCTTGAACGTGAGTGTGCCGAAGCCGTAAGCCGCAAGAGTATTCACACCAGGCTGTAAAGTCAGTTCGTCAAGGTCGAATTCTTTCTCCGTGTTGCGGTATACGCTTGCACTTATCTCTTTGTCGTTGAGTGCAAAATAGGTGAAGCCCACACTCTTTGCATCGTCCTTTGAGCGCTTGTAAGAAAGGCGTGGGCGTATGGGTCTATCAGCATATGAATAAACTTTCAGGGTCGCAGGAGGTGCGTATCGTGTCTGTTTGACCGCTGTCAGTGATATATCCGTCAAATTCAGATAGTCACTTTCAAAACTGAAATCGTCAAATCCGATATCTGAGTAATCATCAGAACGCAGGAAAGGATACGTTTTGAAGTTCACTGTCAGATCAGCGGTGCGCCGTGAAGTGAACTCAAATGCGGAGGTATCAAACACAGCCGTTGCCCCCACAAAGTGATAGTCCGTCAGAAAGCTTATCCTCAGCTCACCCTTTGCTCCACTGAGCCAGCGGACAACATCACACTTTCTGCGGTAAAGTTCGTTTTCATCTTTTGCAGAAAGGCTGAATTTTATCGTGATATCACGCTGTTTGTACGTCCTTTCTCCTGCCATTTTTGAAAAATCATAAAAGCCGTTCATAAATGGCAAAGTGGCTTCTATTCTGTTTTCCTCCGGCTGAGATATCTGAACGCCGTCCTTTTGGATAACCAAATAGAAATCGGTGGACTTCTTGCCGCCAAACTCTATGTATTCATTAGTCACTTGCAAGCCTCCTTTCGTTGCTTGTGACCCTCTCACCTAGCTTTCCGTCCACCTTTGAAGTGAGCTTATCGCCGTCAAGATAAATATTTCCTTGCTGTGCAAGCTGTGGGAAGTAGGTTTCTAGGAGGGCGATGATCTTGTTCATGGTATCGTTACCGCTATTATTCACACTCTTTTCGGGGAGTGCTGAAAAGCTTGGCGGTATGATATCCGTATCCATAAGCGGCTGCAGTGACCTGTTGAACTGCATGGTGATAGTGTCCTCATTGTCTGCTATACCCTTTGCAAAAAGGTCCATCATATCAGGTGCAAAAGTGTGGAAGTTTGAAAGAGGACCCTTGTCAGGTTCAGAAAAGCCAAGAAAGTCCTTAACGCTTGAAGCTACGTCACATACAGTGTCTTTAAGGCTCTGCCATTTCTCTTTTATGCCGTCTATAAACGCCTGTATCATATCTGAACCCCACTCTTTGAAATCGTTCCACTTGCGTGAAAACCAGTCTGTAAGGTTGATAAGCATATCAGACAAAGCGTCTGAAACAGGTGCAAAATAGTCCACCATACCTTGTGCGATGCCCTTGATGAGTTCTACAGCTATAAGTATGCCGCCGGCAAGGATATCAGGGAGATTTTTCAAAAGCTCCATTGTAAGCGTGCCGATTATTTTAAGCGCCGATTGAGCAAGCTTTGCCGCCGTATCACTATCTGAAAGTGACATTGTAAGCGCATCTATGATCTGCACTGCACCGTCTATGATAAGGTCTATGTTATCCACAAGCGCTTTTGCAAGGGCTGTTACTATCTGTATCGCTCCGTCAATTATTGCCGGCAGACATTCAAGAACAGCCTGTATAACTGTAGGTATCTGCTCAACAATGGCGCTGATAAGGCCGGGCAATATAGTCGGCAAAGCCTGCGCTATAGTGGTTATGATAGTTGCCAACGACTGCACAAGAGGACCTGCATTCTGTATAAGTGCTGTTGCGATAATTGTAATGGCTGTTATGGCCGCCTGCGTTATCGTGCCGATATTATCGGAAATGCCTTTTACAAGCGCCTGAAATATCTGTGTGCCTGCTTCTATAAGCTGTGGAAGCAGGTCGCTCACAAGCTGTGGAAGCTCGGCCGCTATGTCGGGAGCCAATTCACTTATAAGCGTTGTGACCCCTGAAAGAGCCTGCTTTATAACAGGCATAATATTCTTCGCAAAGGTCTTTACTGTGCTTACCATTTCTTTGATAAGATTTTTCAGGTCAGCGTTTTTGTCGCCCATTCCTGCCATAAGGTTCGCCCACGCTGCTTTCACAGAGCCAAGAGAGCCGGAAACTGTTGTTGCCGCTTCCTTTGAAGTTGTACCTGTGATGTCAAGGTCGGTCTGTACCTTGTGGATAGCCTCTATCATTTTGTCAAATGACACGCTGTTGACGGTCTTTTCATTGACTTTTATCGAATCTCCAAGCACGCCTGAATCGTTGATGAGCCTTGCCATTTCTGCAGCAGTACCGCCATAGCCGAGCTTTAAGTTATCGAGCATGGTATAGTTCTGCTTTGCAAAGCCCTGATATGCGTTTTGAATAGACGATATATCAGTACCCATTTTATTGGCGTTGTCCGACATATCCACCATTGCTTCATTGGCTATCTCAGCAGCCTGTGCAGTATCACCGCCCAAGCCTTGCAGAAGTGAAGCAGAAAAACTTGTGACATTCTGCATATAGTCATTAGCCGATATTCCTGCGGTCTTGTATGCCTCACTGGCGTACTTTACGATAGTATCAGCGTTGTCCTTGAATAGCGTTTCTATACCGCCTATGTTCTGCTCATAGTCCGCATATGCGCTCGCAGAGCTTTTGACTATAGCGCCTATGCCTGCACTTGCCGCCGATATAGTTGCTATACCAGCTTTTGCGGCAAGTGCAAAGCCTTTTTTGATAGTGCTCCCAAAACCTGAAACGACCTTGCCGCCAAGAGAGCTTCCAAACCTGTGACCATCGGGCATACTATCCCCGAACGCTCTTCTCAGCTCTGATGCAAGCCCTTGCATAGACGGAACTATCTGCACATATGCTTTGCCCAGCTGTGTGCCGTTTTCTTCTGCCATGTTAGCCCTCCTTTCCTAAGATTTTTCTTCTTGCCTTCTCATAATCCTCGCCGCTTTGGAACGCTGTTATCTCGCTGTCGCTGTCATTCTTGCCTATAAGCTTTTCAGCTATGGACTGCGGTCTGTTCACGCCCTTTTGACCGTCCTTTGTCTGCGACCAGCATATCCATTGCAGGCGGTCAAATATCAGCGCAAGCAGTATTTCAGAAAACGAACCGCCAACATCATTGAGTTTGCGCTTGACCCGTGATGAACTGTCAAGACCACAAAGAAAAGTCGCCACCTTTCGTGCAGGCAGCGACTTGTAGTCGTATATGTGATAATACTGCGCCATATCGCAATCAAGCTCATCAGGATAGCGCTCCATGACAGCGGCAAGGACTAGGAGTTTTTTGTCTTAGGTGTCTGGAAGATCTCCACGATAAGCTTTGTTATCTCTTTAGCCGATACATAGCCGCACTTTTCTCTTATCTTCTCAAAAGCTTTTTCTTTCTTGCTTCCCAGAGCGGCGTCAACTACCTTGACATATGCAAGGGGGTCGCCCTGTTCACACTTACCGACAGCTTCGATAAACTCATAGTCGTCAAGGGTCTTCTCTTCTATTTCAAATTCAAAACCGCTTTCTGTCTTACCTGTCAGCATAGGTTATTCCCCCTTTTTCATGTACTCATAGTGCGTATTGCCGTTTTCATCAGGTGTGGCCGTGATAGTCAGCTCATAGCCGATAGCCTCGTTGTCCTTATAGGTGATGTCTGATATCTCCGTCACCTTGCCAAACGGAACGACCACTCTTTTCAGTACGTTGTTTTTCAGTATCATATCAAATACGAACGCCTGATCTTCATGCTCGGCACTGTTTACCTTGATCGTCAGACCCGTGTCAAGGTCGCCCGAAACATTGCTGCCATTGTAGACAGTTTTCAGCACATCTGTATTGGTACACTCTATCAGTTTGACCTTGAACGTGTCTGTTTTTTCTGTCTGTGGCGTATCAACGATATCGCCGCCCCATGCCTTTATATTTTCAGTAGAAATGCCCGAAGAATTTGTTACTCCGTCCTCTGAACAGTAGCCCAAACTTTTGAACGCTGCATCAAGTGCTGTTGTTGCATCTGTCGGCAGTGTAGATCCCGTGATCGCTGTGAAAACCGCTCCGCCTACCTTTGGCTTGCCTGTTGATACGTTATCTTTGTTGTTTGCCATAGTATTATCACTCCTCGTCGTAGTAGGTTACATCGAATACCGCCTGATAGCGATATCGTTTTGTTTCCGTGTCTGTATAGTTGTAGTCTGACGTGCAAGCGCAGCGGCATACATTGCCCTGTGACACGCTTTCAGACATAGCCTTTTTAACTTTTGCGTTAAGTTCTGCCGCCCCGTATAGGCTTGCTGAGTAGCTCTGAACGGCTATTGTGGCAGAGGTGATAAGGTCATTCTCTGCCGAGCCTAGTTTGTCGATAAGCACATACTCTTCCGGCAATTCTTTAGGTTCTTCAAGATAAACTGGAACGTCAAGCTCCGCACTCAGCCAGTCAAGAATAATCTTCTCTATCACTTGCCAAGCACCGCCTTCAAAAGTGTGTTATTTCTAAGATTAGCACGCTGAGCCTTCTTGGTTTTAGCCTTGACGATAGCGACCTTACGGCGCATTTTCGGGTATCTTGTCCATGTGATAGTATACGCTTTATGCCCAGTGCCAAGACGTTGAACGGCTCTGTCAGCATATCCCTTGACCATGCTTTCAACAGGTGCAGAGCAGAGAAAAGCCGCAACTGCGTTGTGGTCAAGCTCTATCTTAACTTTACTCATAGCGCTCCACCTTTACCTTTTTGTTCCAACTGAGCGGCAAATTTTCTTCAATGCCCTCTGTCGGAAGACCTATGGTGCGGAATTTTCTGCCGAAGAACTCGACTTCTGTGTTATCCCAAACGTGTGTATCTCCCTTTGGTATCGCAAGAGTGTAAGCTATGCGTTTACCCGATAAATTAAGCTCGTTTACCACGTCCTCTGCGGACGGCTCGCCCACAAGCACGTTTTCGACAACTTCCTGAGATACCTCATATGTAGGTCTGTTAAAGTCGTCAATACCTGTCTGCGTTTTTACAGAAAGCTTAACAGGTATGCCCTTGATGCTTAGTCTCATACGTCATATACCTCCATAGCTCCGTATCTCTGCCGCATAACGCCCAGTTCTTTCAGCTCATTTCTGAGAAAATACAGTTGCTGTCCTGCGTTGAGATATGTCATTGACACTGAATAGCCCATAGCCGATTGCGAAGCCTGCGAAGTCGCAGGAGAGCTGTCCGCTATAGCGTCAACAGCTCTCAGCGTGGCACGAACTATGATATCTTTTGCCACAAGTTCTACGTCAGGCTCATCAGCTATCATAAGGTCAAGGTCCTTGCCATACTTCTTACAGGCGGTTGAAAGCTTTGCACAGGCGACAGGCAGCAGAGCCGCCGCCTTTTCCTGCTCCTCAGCCGTGAGCTTTCGACCAAGCTTTATAACGTCCTCGATAGTTGCGTACTCTGCCGCCATTTATGCCGCCCCCTTATTCAGCTGCTGACTGAATGACAGCGAATGCAGACTTGTCGAGAATGCCCCAACCGATATATGTTTCGGCTCTGATGTATACCTGATTGTAGCCCTTGAGGTCCTGCCCGCTGTTGTCAGGATCACCGTACGGAATGATTGAAAGTGGAATTTCCTTTGAGTAGCCCCACTTAAAGGCTCTCGCAAAGTCGCCCACAATGGCAAGGTCTTTGCTTGAATTGAACGAAACAGTGTTGTTAGTAACTGTCTGAATGCCGTTCATAGAAGTCGGTGCATTGCCCCAAGCAAGGTCAGGATAGATCTTTCTGCCGCTTGTGTCCACCATTTTTGCAAGGTCAGATCTGAATGACGGCGCCATTGTAAGACCTGAGATATCATATTCGTTGTCCTGCACTGCAGCGATAGCCTCCTCGATAAGAGCGTCAGGAGTCTTTGGTGACGTGCTGTCCTGCTTTATCACAGTTACGCCGTTGTCAAAGTGGTTTGTACCTATAAGCGTAGAAGCCGTCTTGGCTCTTGGATTAACACCGTGAAAAGCCATGATGTCAAGGGCTCTTGCCACTTTCTTCGCAAAGCCGTCAGAGAAATTTCTCAGAATGTCTATCTGAGTTTCCTCAGAAGCGTAGAGAAATTCGTCTGAAATTCGTGAGCCGTACTCAAGCTTAACTGGAACGATAGTCACAGGGTTAAGCGCAACGCTTCCCCTTGTCTTTTTGCCGTTTTCAGCTACAAGATCTGCTTCATCATCCATTGTGAAAATGTACTCTTTCTGTCCGTTGAATGCGATAGGTGTCTGGTCGCAAAGTGCAGCCAGTGAGGACTTACCCTTAACCTTGTCAAAAAGTTCTGTTACAAGAACAGGGTCAAACTTTGCACCCTTTGAGAGAATGTCTGCCATAAATATTACTTCCTTTCAAACTAATTTTTCAGACTTGCAAGGAGCGACTTATATGCCGCATTCTTGCCGTCTGCGTGATTGTGTTCTGCGTGACCAAGAGGGGCTGTCTGCTTCTTGCCGATAAACTTTGCAAATGTTTCAGCGTCCTTCTTGATATCTTCTTCTGTGTCTCCTGAAAGCTTGTTCGCAAGCTCATATGGGATACCGTTTTCATGGGCAATTCTCATTTTTACCGAGCTGGTCTCGTATGCCTTGTTCTTAGCCGTGAGGTCTGCGATAGCTGTATCCTTTTCCGCAAGCTTGCCTGTAAGGTCGGTGATCTTACCGTTAAGGTCGGCTGTCTTCGTCTTGAAATCGTCAGGGGAAATGTAGCCCTCAAACTGTTTCTTGACTGTGTCCGTGTTGCGGTCGAGCCTTGCCTTTATCGCATTGTCAAAGGCTTCCTGTGTTGTTATAGCTTCAAATTCTGCCATAGTGTTTCCTTTCCCCGCTTTACCCTGCGGTGTAGGTGATATATAACAAGCTGTTACCAGCTTATTTTCTGTACTTTCTTTTTATCTGATGAGTTTGCACACGCCCAGTGAGCAAGCACCACCGCCTCAAGCAGTGATATGTCAGCACCTTCAAGGATGGAGGTATAGCCAAAACCTCCGCCTGAGCTTATAGCTCTGTGCTCACAGTTGGCAATGACCTGTTCAAGGGACGGCTGATCTGCGTGACAAATATTCTGTGCGAATACTCCTCGTTCAAAACCTGCTGACGAAGTGATCACATCAGCGACTTTCGGCAGGATAGGTTTGCGCTTGATACCTGCGTTCTTCATATCTGCTGCAAGCAAAGACTGTCCGTTCGCTCCGTCAATGACGGTTTCACGCATATGCGGATTGCGCAGATATGCGATTATCCAGCCGTTTCCCTCTCTTACAGGGCGGCAGTCGATAGCCTCGACAAATATCTTGCCGTCTGCTGTTTTCGCAGCGACAGCCAAAGATACATTATCCGTGACTTTTGCATACTTGATGCCGAAAAACAGCTCTCTGCTGATATCGGGTTTGCCAGTGATACAAAGTGCCTGCCACTCACCCTTGCTTATAGCCGACTTCTGATTATAGGTCAGCCACAAGCCTAAACGCTGGATGTTATCGTCAACCTGGTCGTCTTTCGGGTCGCCGAGCTCAGAGCGTATCTTACGTTCCGTGAGGATAGTACCTAAAGACGGGTTAGTGGCATACCACAGCTCAGGGTCATGGGCATTTGTGAGCTTCGGCACGGACCATTCAGCCCAGCCGTCGTCACCGCCTTTTCCCGATATCGTCTTCTGCCGGTATTTGGTGAAAACTGTGCCGGCAGACACCATTGTTGGAGGTGTTCCGCACATCAACGTCTGAGGATTTTGGCTGTCTGTAACGACATATTTTAGGGCTGTTTCTTGGTCGGTGGTGTATTCCTGTGCCTCGTCGATGACAAGCAGGTCATAGCCTTCACCAAGTCCGCCCTTTGATGAACGTGTGCGGAAATTAATAATTCCATCACCCTTGAGCCACTTGATGCACTCAAGACCAAACTGCTTTGCGGTCTTGAAGTCCTCTTTTTCAAGAAAACCCATTTTTGTGATACGGTCGATTATCTTCTCCCATGCCGAATGTGATGTTGTAGTTCGGTGGGCGGTGTAAAGAACACGCTCGCCATTTTGCAGACCATAGATTGCACGCATGATAAGCAGCTCTGACTTGCCGTTACGTCTTGGTATCGACCAGCCGAACTTCATGTGTTTCCACAATCCCTCATCGTCCACCGCCATGATGTCATAAAGCATTAGCTCCTGCCATTCCTGTGCGGTGCGCCCCGATTTGTTGTACATTGTGATAGCCTCATCGCCTTTGGTCTGCTCATATGGCAACACTACCGATATGGTGGGGGTCTGCCTGCCGACTCTCTTATCCTCAATAGTGGATTACCTCCTTTTTCGGGTACTAAAAAAAGCACCCGTTAAGGTGCTTGGTTTGATATTTACTTTGTCGATTTGACCTTTTCAGCATTGGATAAAACTATACTCAATGACCTTTCACAGCGTATCAGTGCCGCAACATAATCAGCATTATCCTTTATCTTCTGAATGTCAGTTCTGATGTTCTCAATATCACTCTTAGCTCTCCGCAGCTGCCATATTGTATCCCGGTCAAGTGCCATAATATCCGTCCTTTCTGATTTTGGGTATAAAAATACCGCCTCGCCGTAGCGGAGCGGTAAAAATTATTAAATTTTTATGCCTTCTGATTTAGCCTCTTCTTCTTCAGCTAAATAATCTTCGTAAGCTTTCTTTACTTCGTCCGGTGCATTTGGGGATATGCCGCATAATCCATCATCATCAAATTCCGCATAGTCCAACCATATTGGCATCTCTCTCATATTATCACGTTCCTTTTAAACTAATATATTTTTCTTTAGCTAGCTTAACTATTTCTTGCGAAAGTGGATTTGCCGATTCACCATTAGAAAAACAGTCAGCAAATGCCTCTGCAAAGCATTCTTGCTTTTTAGTTGCTCCATATCTCGAAACTGCGCTCATCAATTCAGACTGCTTTTTACCTTTTCCGTACGATATCTTTTTGATGTTCTTAACGGCTTTAGATACTATACCGCCTGACATATCTCCACGATTCCAAGCATATAATTTTTGCCACGGATAGTCAAAATTACTTTTTGAAAGCAATAGCCATTCAACTGCATGACCTGTTTCATGAACGCCGATCGACGCAGGTGAACTGTTTGGTGGCCACCAACCTTTCGCAGAAGAATCTTCACACATCTTTTTAAATTCGGATACGTCTTTATAGTATTTCGGATTAAACTTGATCTCTTCACCTGAGCAGCACATAACTCCATGTTTATCAGTACCTATTTTCTTTATATTATCACTAAGTTCTGGAAAATCGTCAAATACACTTTCGATACCTTTTAAAGTTTCACGAACAGTTTTAAAGTCAAGCTGCTTTACGCTGTCGTCGGTTGTAATGTTGTATTTGCTGCTCAAATATTTTTCTAGTTCATCATAATTATTTGTTTCTTCTACTCTCTTCATTATACCACTTTCGCCCGACTTGTCAACAAGTCTGACAGGCTCTCTGGCCCCAGCTTTTTTCATACGTTCAAATTCATCGTCAGAAACGTTCCACTTGGTCTTGCTCCACACGTTTTGTGCCTTTCTGCCGTTGAGGTATGTAACAGTACAGCCGCAGTTATCATGCCTGCGGTAAACGTCTTTGGGGACATCTTCGGGATAGTGATATTTACCTGCAAGCTTTGAACACCACTTACAGCAGCCGCCGTGATCGTTGCGAATGATGTAGCAGTCCAGTCCTGCATCAGAACGAAGCTTCACATTTTTTTGAACATAATCGTTGTAAAAACTCTCAGTGATGTTCTGCGCCGGAGCTGTCATTCGCCGTATCATAACTTCTTCTGCAATATCTGGCACAGAAGCCGCATTGACTACCGCCTGCACACGCTCGGTAGGGAAAGCAGCCTGCTGAGGTGTGATGTTTATGCCTGTTTGGCTGTCAAGTGCCTTTTGGCATTCTGCGGCAGCGGAGTTTATAACATCGTAGTTGTCCTTGAGCACGCCCGTGAGTATGGTATCGGCAATGTTGTAGTACATCTTGCCATCAGGTAATGCCGCTACGTTGACGTATGCACCGATAGCCTGAGAGGCCCTAAACCCAAGCTGTTTTGAAAGCAGGGCGACTTCTTCCATTTTCGCAGTACCACCCTCTATTTTCTTCAAAACAGATTGAATGTACTTATCAGCCTTGCACGTCTTTTGAAACTCAGCTCTTATCTTTTCAAGCAGTTCTGCACCGATATCAGCCATTGTTTTCGCCCTCTATGCCTGTGAGCTGACGGATGCCCTTTGCACCCAGATAGTCAGGAACAGCCTGATTAATTTTCAAAATAGCGTCGCCCACACCCGAGAGTGCGGCAGAATCAGGTTCAAAAATAGGAAGCCACTGCGGTTTGATGTCACTGAAAGCATAGCGCATATAGGCCGTGTTATCACGAACGCAGGCGGCCAGATACGCCACGTTTAGAAAACCACTGCCAAACGTTCTCTGAGCCTTGCGTGCGGTAAGCCTGAGGTTTTCGTGAGCCGCACGGATAGCTTCACAGCTGGCAGGATTGGATGTCGCAAAGCCCAAGTCGTCAAGGGTCAGCCCTGTTTCTCCAGCGAACAGTGAAGCTATAGATTTAAGCTGTTCAGAGTATGGTGACATGGACTGCTGCTGAAACTGTCCGACAGTAGGATTGCCGCCGTCATCATCTTTGGTGATAGTCAGCAGAGAAGACATTGTTGCACCCCATTTGTCCATTTTCTCGGCATCATCTGAAAGGCCGAGTATATATTTTTGTGGGAAACTGTAAAACTCGGCTGATACTTCCGACCGCCTGAGCGTTCTCATAGCCTCCTGCACAAGCTCCATGCACGCCCTTGATATCCTGCTGTGGCCGAAAGGACGAACAGCGTCAGGGCGGTATATGATAGGTACAAGTAGAGGGTAAGGCGCAGGATTGTCATAGATCTCAACATCATAGCCTCTGCGATATATCTCTGTCTGTTCGGCTGTGAAGTAGGCTTCGATGGTGGGGTTGAAATTATTATCCCGATCAAGCACTGCATAGCCCTCACGGAGCATATTCGTGATAGGGTCGATAATGCCAGTAGCATTACTGCCGTCAATGACCTGCAAGCGTGGATAACCTGTTTCATCAGCCGAAATATACACAAAACAGCAGGAGGACACCAATGCTGAGAGAATAGCAGAATCAAAGAACACGTCACGATTATTGTTGTCAAATATCTCGTTGACGTAGAAAGTGTTGTCTTCGAAGCTGTCAAATACTATTCTGTCCGCAAGGGTATCAACAGCCTTTGCACACCAGCCTAGCACAGGACGTATCCAGTTATAGCTTGGCGGTATCATTTTGCCCATGTCAGCAAGGCCGTTCTTCATGTGATAGTAGTCATAGCGCACATTGACTCTTGAAGCCTTTAATGAAAGCTTCTTTTTCAAATATGCCATGCCTTTGTATTCGCTCATCTTGTATATCCTTTCCAATTATTTCAACTCTGCGAGAAATATAAGCAGTGCGGCGGTGAAGGTCCTTTTTGACCTCAAAAGGGGGCATACCCCCCATATTGTCAATAATTTGTTAAAAATTCTTCCAATCGTAGCATTGTGGTAAAATTCGGTTGGAAATCAGGTCGAGAGACTGGTCAAACACCTGTTTTTCCACCAATTTGTCAGATTTTTGGCGATTACAACACCAATGTGCCAACTGCAAGTTTGAAATATCCGAAGGATGACCGCCTTTTGCAATGGGTATGATATGATCTATGCAAGCTGACAGTGGGTGCGGATACTTCAAGGAAAAATCAACAGGCTTGCCGCAGATACCGCAGACTGTTTGGGTAGCATATATCTTCTTCTTGTTGATACGAAACTGTGTTTGATGTGAGCCGCTTCGGTCTGGTCTTGGTATTGGCATAAGGTCACCTTCTCAACGCAAAAGACGCCCCGATAAAGGACGTCCTGCGGAAAATCAATTAAGGAGTATCTAAAATGGTGGAGCAAACTTCGAGCGGCTAACTCTCGGTCTGCAAATCGAAAGCCGCAGTATGGGGAATACGGCTTTCAGACCCTGCCCGAACGCCCACCCTTACGAGCAGGCATTGGCAATGTAAAATTCAAGGAGTGCCTTTATTTTCTGTCGGAAGCACGCCGACTTGGTGCAGACTTCAAGTATATCCCTCTGGGTCTGCATTCGCCGTTTTTCCTCTTATGGTAGATGAAAAACTTGGCATCAAAAAACGAAACCTCGGCTATTCTACCCGATGACGCACAGCCAAAGTGTGCAGGTTTTTAAGTTATACGCCACCGATGTTTTACGTCCTCGGTCTACGGACTGTATAACAGGCTTGGTGTTCCGTGTGGGGCTTGCACCCACTCTGACTTTGCGGAACATACGGAGCTTTCGCCCCGTGGGTAAAAAAAATTATTGGAGGATCTTTATGAAAGTCTGAGGTACATCTACACTTTCCTCAGTATAAATTATAACACAGCAAAAACCGACAAAACCGACAAATCAAGATTTTTTTGAAATATATCTTTTTATCTTCTTTTCAACTGCGTCCTCTGTGATTCTCCCACCGCTCACCTGCATAGCTATCTGCAAGTACGTCTTACCCTTGATGAATTTCAGCACGAACATTCGCCGTGTCTGATAGTCCTCTATCCCCTTGATAAACTCCTCAACAGCCCTCTGCTCACGCTCTAACCGTGCCTGCTCACACAGCAATGAAAGTGTATCACCGTTTGGTAAGAAGCCGTCTATGCGTGTGCTGTGTGGTGTGTAGGACGGCGGAGTGCATACGCTGATACTGTCGGCAACGTACTTGCCCGAAAGCTCTGCCTTGATGTCCTCAATGGCTGAGGCGTTCCTGCGGTAGGCTTTCAGGCGTGACATGGTCATAGGGTCGTTTCTTTCCATAGGATCCCTCCTCTCTTATTCCCATCACAACATACCCATTCTTTATTCCCCAGCCATTAAGGATATATGTTATCTTGTATGTATGTCCTGATATCTCATGTTTTGCGTGTTCTCTTACTGTGCCGTCTGAGCTACGATAAGACGTTCCGTCAGTCGGTATAAATCTTATCAGATCTCCTGTCTGAAAACCCCTGTCATTTTTTCTGACCTCAAAAGTTTTCTCACCTCTCAGAACAGCGTCACAAAAGTCTATGCTAAGTTTCAGATCATGTGTTTTCATTCTTTTGCCTCCTCACACCTCAACTCTTCCAGCCTACAATACACCAACGTATTACCACAAGTCTTGTCAGCGATCTCCGCCTGATAGAAGAACTGACCTGTCTTACTGCTCTTGCGGATAATGCACCCTGTCAGCTCGTAGCAGTCAGAGCCGTTGTAACTCACCCTGCGTCCGAGACTTTTCTTTACTTCGTGTATCGTCATAGCTCCTCTATCCTCACATAAATGCCAGGTATGTCCGCCCAAAACTTCTCGCATATCTCACTCGCCACAAGCTGGTCGTCTGTCCAGAAGTCAAGCTTTGTCATGCAGTCCTTGAACATCTTCTGCAGGTTGTCTGTGTCAGGCTTGCTGATCTTGTACTCTCCGTCCTTGTGTTTGCCGTCATTTGGAAACAGCCACTTTGTTACTAGCCTTATCCCACAGATGTATTTCTCAGGCGGTCTGTGCCTTGCTAGGTTTGCCGTGAGCTTTTCTTTTGCCGCCTTGACATCGGGTGGGTCATAAAATATCGGCTTGCCGTTTCTCACTGCCACCTTGTGTTCCTGCGCTGTAGCTGTCGGCGGTATCATTGCCATAAAAAATTCAGTCATTGTTATCTGCTCCTCTCGTGCGGTCGGTGTGCTAGCCGCCTTATTATTTCAGAATAGATTTTCGGGCGGCTTATGCCCGAAAATATATATTATGTAATAATATACTTTTTCTTCCCTCGGGAAAAAGTCGGTATTTTGTCGACATTTTCTTCCCAAGGGAAAACACCGATATTTTCCTTACACTTACTCGATTTTTTCCTTTCCGTTTCAAAGTAAATTTTCTCAACTTTTTCCTTTCTTTCACTCATTTTTTTAAGCCGCATTCTCCGCCATCTATCCAAAAATCACCATGCTCTTTTAACCTTGAACGCACTGTCTTTTCGGTAACTGCAAGATACTCCGCCAGCTCAGAAATGCGGCACTTGCCGTTCTCCTGCACACCGCTGAAAGCTGTTTCAATGCTCTCCTTGCGCTCCTTGCTGCGGTCTTCATTGGTCTTTTTCTTGCTGAAATTCTTTTTCCAATTCGGTGCGATGTCCTCTACCTCGCAGTCTTTAAGCACACCCACAGTATCCTCTCTGTGAACAGGATAATCAAACCACATATCGAGGGGAGCAAATTTCGGGAACTCTCTCAGAGTACCCTCTATACGCCATGCCGTGCGGTTTCTTACCGCAAGCTTAGCCTTGTCTATATCGGCCATCATAAGCTTGTATGAGTTCGGGTGCAGGTGCTTGTGTGTTATCTCAAGCATTTTTGACGGCGTAACAAGATCGTCCTGTGAACAAAGCTCATCAGTATTTCTGTAAAATCTCCTCATCCAGTTCTCACAGATACGGCAAACAGTTTCGTCCTCCTGCTGCTTGTAAAGGCTGTCTGAAATGTCAAGCTCTGAAAGGTCAAGAAGTGCGTCAGGGTCACGGGCGAATACTCCTGAACCGCTGGCTCTGTCCATTGAACGCTTACCGCCCTGCGCTCCCTTTGAGTGGTGGTGGCAGTATATGACCGCACAGCCAAGCTCTGTACATACCTTGTCAAACTGGTTGCAGAAGTGTGCCATTTGGTCTGCTGAGTTCTCGTCGCCTGTTATGACCTTGTAGATAGGGTCTATTATCACGGCAATGTAATTCTTCTTGCTTGCTCGGCGTATAAGCTTTGGTGCAAGCTTGTCCATTGGTACGCTGTGACCTCGCAGGTTCCATATGTCTATGCTGTTGAGATTTTCAGGCTCTAGGTGCATTGCGGTGTACACGTCCTTGAAACGGTGCAGACAAGATGCTCTGTCAAGCTCTAGGTTGACGTATAGTATCTTTCCTTTGGTGCATTGCCAGCCAAACCACTTGACCCCCTCAGCTATCGCCACGCACATTTCGATAAGTGCATAAGACTTGCCTGCCTTTGACGGACCTGCAATGAGCATTTTGTGACCCTGTCTGAGAACACCGTCAATAAGTGGCGGTGCAAGCTCAGGCAGGTTATCCCACTCAGCACTCAGGCTCTCAGGGTCGGGGAGATCATCATTGATACTCTCTATGTAATCTTTCCATTCCGAAAAGCTTTCTTTGCCTATATTCTTGTCAATGATGAACTGTTTCTTGCCGTTCCTCATAACGCCTGGCATACGGCTAAGACGTGAGGGATTGCGGTTTTGTTTATCTATGTCAAGACCGCTCTCTTTGCAGACCTTGTAAAGAAAATCAACACGCCTGCGGTATTCATCATAGTTTGGAGCGTCTATCTTGACGATAGCGTGAACGCTCTTTCCACCGCTGTATACAAGCACAGCGATAGGAAGTTCAAGTTCTCTCATTACAGCATTCTGCTGTTCTATTGGCATACTGTCGCTTTCAACAAGAGCATAGCGGTAGTCTGTTACATTCTCGTTCTTTACGCCCTTGCCGTCAAGAGGATTGAAGCGGATCCACGCTCCGGCTTCTTCCTTGTAGTCGCCAAACACCGCACCAATGTCGCCGTTACATTCACCAAGCAGCTTGATAAGCTCTCCTGCCGTCCTGTCCCAACAGCCACGCGTCGGCTTATATTTGATATTGCCGTCCTCTTCCATCGTATATGTTTCTGTAACATAGCCGACATTCTCTCCTGCCTCAAAGAGCGTTTCGAGGTATGTGACTATCTCCTTGACAGGGTCCCAGTTTGCAGGCTCGCGAACAGGTATGCCCTCACCGCTGTTTACAAGTAGGCTGCTTTCTTCTGCGACTATCTCGCCGTCCCAATCGTAAGCCTGAAACTCACGGGGGCTGTATCCTCTTTCCTTTGCCATTTGCACGATAGTACCTGCGGTCACAGGCTGAGCATTGCCGTTAAAGCTTTGCCACTTTCGTTCACATTCGCCGCTGTGATAACGGCTGTCTGACCTCGACCAACTGTCCCAATCGTTCACGGAATAGCCCTCATGCTTGAGAGCCATTCCCACATTGACCCATTCTTGATAATCACAGCTTGCAGGGTCTATGTATTCAAGCATTTTAAGCAAATTTGTGTTATCCATTCACTTCTCCTTAGTTCTCAGGTGTGTATGTTTTCGGGTCGATATCTCTCGGCACTCTCCAACCATTGGCAGAAATACGGGCTATCATCCTGCTTGCACTGTCAAAGCTCCAAGAGCCAACGTGCTCAAAGCCCTTGCTTTCAAGCAGCCGTATTTGCTTAGGCGTGGTAAGTCCTGCATTGCGGCGCTTTTCAAGGCGGTCAAGGATAAGCTTTGCCTTGCCTGCGTTGTCTATATCGTCAGGGAAAATGCCCAGCTTTTCAAGCTTTGCTTTCTGCTTGTCAGTAGCAGGAGCACACTCCCAGCCAAAAGCAGGAACGTAAGAGGACAAGTCCTCAGCCTGTATTGACATTTCATACTGCAAAGGGTCAACGAGCTTTCGCTTGCGTGTTTTCATTTCTTTGAGCTGCTTTGCCAAAGACTCTTCACGCTGTGCCACAACATCCTCGCTTGCCTGTTTTTCTGCCTCTTCGATATCTACTGCACAGCCTGCCTCATTGGCAAGGTTTTCGGTCATTTTCTCGGCGACCTCTTCATTCTGACAGATAAGGTGTGCAGGTCTGCAAAGCTCGTGGCGTTCTGTGTGCCATAGGAAATCAAGCAGTAAAAGCTCTGTCTTTCCCTCGCAGAGCCTTGTGCCTCTGCCTACCATTTGACAGTAAAGCCCACGCACTTTTGTTGGTCTTAGCACGATAACGCAGTCAACTGACGGACAGTCCCAGCCCTCTGTGAGGAGCATCGAGTTGCACAGCACGTTGTATTCGCCCTTGTCGAAAGCTTCTAATATCTCCGCTCTGTCTGTGCTTTCTCCGTTGACCTCAGCGGCGTTGAACCCCTTGCTGATAAGGATATCACGGAACTTCTGAGAGGTTTTGACAAGCGGCAGGAACACAACTGTCTTGCGTTCCTTACAGTATTTAAGCATTTCATCAGCTATCTGATAAAGATATGGGTCAAGTGCCGTGTCGATATCACTAGCCTTGAAATCTCCTGCCTGAGTTGAAACTCCCGAAAGGTCAAGTTTCAGCGGTATGGTTATAGCCTTGATAGGTGAAAGATAGCCCTCTTTGATAGCCTGCGGCAGTGTGTATTCATATGCAAGGCTGTCAAACACCGAGCCTAAGTTCTTCATATCGCCCCTGTCAGGTGTAGCCGTCACCCCAAGCACCTGAGCCTTTGGAAAATGGTCAAGCACTCTCTGATAGCCGTCTGAGATAGCGTGATGAGCCTCGTCAATGATAATGGTATCGAAGTAATTTTCCGAAAACCCTTTGAGCCTTTTCTCACGCATAAGGGTCTGAACTGAGCCTACTACCACACGATACCAAGAGCCTAAACAGCTTTGCTCTGCTTTTTCGGTGGCACAGCCAAGCCCTGTTGACTTCATAAGCTTGTCAGCCGCCTGGTCGAGCAGCTCGCCCCTGTGGGCAAGGATAAGCACACGCTTACCCTGCCGCACACATTCTTCCGTAACAGCCGAGAAAAGTATTGTCTTTCCCGTTCCTGTCGGCAGAACTGCAAGGACTTTGTTTATTCCCTCAGACCATTGTTCGAGTATAGCAAGCTTAGCCTCGTTTTGATATGGTCTTAAATTCATCATCAGAACGCACCGGCTTTCCAACCACCTGTCTGAGCAGGTTGACTATACTGCGGTGTCTGCGTCTGAGCAGGCTGAACGGTAGTCACATTCTCGTCATAGGCATAGAGCTTCTTTATCTTGTTGGACTGCCTGTCCTCACCGTCCTTGTTCTTGTAGTTGTCAACGTAGACGTGACACTTGCCCTTTTTGCCTGTGATAGCGTTCCAGTTCATTTTCAGCGGCTCACCGTGCTTTTTAAGTCCCAGTGCCAAGAAAAGTGCTGAGAGCTTCCACTCAAACTTGTTGCAAAGGAAGAAGTTCTCTGTTATCTCCACGCTGTCCTCTGCACCCCAAATGGTGAATGTGACCTTTGCCATATTGCAGGGCGGCACTTTTGCCGACCCCTCGTGTCTTGCACGTTCGTACTTTGCAACTGTGAAGTCATAGTCCCCCTCAGGGAGCAGGACAAAGTCCCCACCCTCGTTGACTATCTCATCTTCCCAGCCGTATTCCATAAAATTATCCATAGTGTTGTCCTCCTTTTAAAATGGTACTTTCTGATTTTCTCTGATAAGTGGCAGCATTTGCTCCCAAGCACCTATCAGACAGCCCTGCACGAAGTCGTCAGGATAGTTTGTAATAGGGGTATCATAGGGGAAATAGTTTCTCTGAGATACCACAAGACGTATATCCGATTCGCTTACGTTGTTGGCTCTCATAAGGTCTGCAAGCGCTTTCGGTATGCCCTCAGGGATAACGATAGGTGGTGCAACGTCCTCAAAGCCGCTGAGATCAGTAAGAGGTTCTTCTGCCTTTGGTGCAGCTGTCGGCTGAGCCTGCTGCAATGTCACTGCGTTTGATGTCTTATGAGGTGGCTGCGGTGCTGCTTTCGGCTGTGCAAGCTGCTCTTGCACACGTCTTGGCATCGGCACAGGCTTAGGCATTTCAGCAGGCTGTGTATACGCAAACAGGTGAGCTATGCCACTATACTCAAAAGGCATTTCAGACGGAAGTCCGTCACGATTTTTAGCGTCCCAGCAAGGGTGATGTGTGGTGTACATTACACGGTCACCGCCCTGAGCCTTGAACTTCTTGCCGTCCTTATCCACAGCTACTGCATATGTTTTGTAGTTTGCAAACAGCACCATATCTGCCCATTCTTTCACAAGAGGCGATATCTGAGAAGAAGTTTTCTTGCCGAGTTTCAGTTCCCAGCGGTCATAAGCACCCAGCTCGTCAGGCTGTTCAAACTTTCTCATCTGAGCGTGAGCGGTCAGCACAACGTGTATGCCGCTGTCAACTACCTCTTGCAAGAGATTAAGAAACTTGCCTATCTCCTCTTTTTCGTAAACATAGCCGTTGCCGTAGCCGAAATCTTCAATGCCTTTCTTCTGATGAGCCGAGCAGATAGTTTCAATGCAAAGCTGTTCAGCCCAATCAAATGTATCAATGACAAGGGTCTTACAGAGCCTGCCGTTCATAGCTTCCTTTACCTCATTTTTGAGCATTTCCCAGCTTGTTGGCTTAGGAAAACGTCTGATGTTCAGCTTCTTTGTACTGCCCTCAGTATCAATAAATACAGGGTCGGGGAACTGAGCCGCAAAGGTGGATTTGCCTATGCCCTCAGGACCATATATCACGACTTTCTGTGCGGAGCTTACAACTCCTGATGTTATCTCATACATTAAAATGCACCTGCTTTCCAAGTTTTCGTTTTTTCTTCCTTATCATTGTCCATTGACCTGCCGTCCTCGATTATGATACTGCATTCGTCACCTGTAGAAACTCTTGTGGCTATCGCCTGCAAGCCCTGTGCTTCAAGCCACTTGCCGAAGTCATCAAGGGTGTCGGTATCCATTTGTTCGAGCTTGTCCAAAAGTACAAAGCCGCAGTCAGGGTTGAGCTTTCTCACGATAGAGGTAGCGACGATAAGCTGTTCTGCTCCGCTTATACTGTCCCACTTATGCCCGTTATACAGCAGCTCTCCGTCCTCAACTGAAAGCCCCTCAAGGGGCAGGTCGGCACTGCCCAGCAGGTCAGTTTTAGCCTGCCTTACGTCCTCTATCTGCTCAGTGAGATATGTATACTGTGAACGGTAGTCCTCAGCGTCTATCTCAGCTTTCTTCCTGTCGAGATTTGCTCTTATCTTCTTGTTCAGCTCCTCAATATCTGAGATGTTCTTTTCAAGCTCCGCTGTGCTTTCGTCCACAAGGTCTTGAGCGTCAAGGCTTGCAAGCTTGAAGTTGTTCGCTGCCGCTTCATAGCTTGCTTTTGCACGTTCATAGGCGGACTTAGCAATCTCCAACTGCTTTTCGTAGTATTCTTTCTGGTCACGCTTACGCTGATTTTCACCGTTGCGAGCAAGTATATCCTGCTGCTGTCTGATAAGCTCCGAAGCCGAAACAGGCTCGGCAGGGACGTTTGCGTACACAGGCATTTCCTTTGCGAACTTAGACTTCTGGTCAGCTATTCTGCCAATAGCAGTACGCTGGTCATAGAGGGAATGTTCCTTATGCTCAAGCTGATAGAGCGTATCACCCACGCCGATTATTTTCAGCAGCGTTGCTGCTTTTTCCTTGCTTGACTGGTTGATGAACTTAGGCAGGTCGAGTGCGAACTGCTCAACAAAGCTGTTCAAAAGCTGCTGACCGCCTTTCTTGCCTGTGCTGTCCGTGACTTTGAGTGAGCTGTTCTTGCCCGAACGCTCCACCACTATACCGTTGTCGAGGGTGATCTTCAAATGCGGCTCGACAACAGACCCCTCACGCTGGGGAGAGGACGGCTTGT